TTTTAAGTTGGTTTTTTAAAAGATTAATTATACAACAGCAACTAAAACAAATTATATTATTGTATATTATATAATGTCAAACACTTTTCTAGGAAGTATTATATTTTTAATATTAATATTAGCGTTAGGATTATATTTAGCTTCTTTTATCAAACAATCAGAAGGGTTTAAGACAAGCTCTTTTGGAAAAACTGAAGGAACTTATCCTGTATCCGTTGATAAAGCTATATTAAATGATTTTCCGTTAATAGGCAAAAACGAGGTTTCAGATGATAGTGCTAGCACAATATGGTGGCATTATCCAATATTTTCTTTGCCATCTTTTAAACAAGTAACTAACAACTTGCGTTATGTTAAAAATCCAGATGAAGGAACGTGCACAAGACCAGAGTTTTGCGGAGCGGTATATCACAGTATCAAAAATAAATCGAACGAAATTTATCCATTACCTCCGGCAGAAGAAGGTCAAGGAGCACGTGTTGGCTATTTTAGAACCGAACAGAATGACTTATATTATTCTATTCCAACGAATGAGAATATTTTATACTAAATTATTATTTATATTCATAATATATAGATAATATGTCAGATGATGAATATGATGAATTTGACCCTATGAATAAAGAAATAATAGATGATGATTATAATCCCAATAGATTAGTCCCAGTTAATAAAAAAATGAAGACAACTTGGGCCAAACCGGCTTCTACAATGTCGATGCAAATACAAATGCCAGAAGTAATAAAACCCAAAATAAAAAGCAACTTTTTTACAAAAACAATTTTAGACTTATATTTGCCTAATATTTCATCACAACTAACTAACAAAACAATAATGAATCTAGATCAAATATTAGAATATTTTAATGGACCAAATATAACTGATTATCAAATAGCAATTGAATTAAGAATGGCTATTATAAAGGAAAATTTGTGTTCTGATATAACAACCCGATATTTGGAACAAGTTTTAGAGAGATCCATTGAAAAACAGACTAGTTATGTTGATTATGATATAGCATTTATTATTGACACCAGTATACAACCAGATATTAGAGAATTACAGAATATAATAATATCGTTAATTATTGTTCAAAGAAAAGAATGTAATAAATTTGCTAACGCGTATGCATTAAATTTGATATGTTCAAAACAATGTTATAGCTGTGGAAATATATTATTAGGATTATATTTATATACCATTTTAAGTCATCCAAGAAAAACAGATTATAACCAAAGATTAGAAGAATTAAGACCCCCGGAAGATATAAATATTCCGTATTTTGGTCCGCCAATTATACACCTAGGATTATTAGAAATAGCTGGTGGTTTCACAAAAGTAAATGCATTATGTTTGTACACTAAATTTGGTTTTGTAATAAACTCTAAATTATCAGGACGTTATTCAAATTGCTTTACAGGTGAGACTAATATAGCAATGATTAAACGATTTAAAGGTGATGAAAGTATTAGAAATGATGACACATTCGATAATGTAATACAAGACGCATATGATATTGAAACTGAAAAGTCAAAAATAATACGAATTGTAAATAAAGAAGAGCCTGGATATATAAAACATATTATTTGTGAGTTTAAAGATGCAAACGTTCAACATATGTTAGGTCAACTTTATAACTCTCTAACGTATATAGAAAAAGAATATGCAACCCTAGTTAATCAATCAAAATTCCCAATAAATAAAATAGGGACAGAATTCACTCCTGAATTTTTAGAAAAAATACAACCAGTTGAAAATGAGTTACAAACCATAAGAAGTAAAATACAAAAAATAGAGGCTTCTCCTAGAGACATCAAAATTGAAAATCTCAACTTAGAAGGCGGTAAAATAAAAAATAAAGCGAAAAAGAAGAAGACAATAAAAAATAGACAAAAGAAGAAGTCTAAGAAGACTAAGAGACAACACAAATATAAGGTTCACAGGAAATAATTGCATTTTATGAATTAGAATCAGTTTTAACAACAGTAATTTTTCCAGTATCTTTATTAAATTGCAACAAACAGCCGCCATTAGGTTTTGTAGTTAAATCAACAATATTTTCCTTTTTTTGTTTGCGATTAGGGGCACGATGTTCATAACCGCTAACGCGTTCTTTTTCTACGATTGACCACAGTTGGTCCAAATCCTTTATATTATCTTTAAACCATTGACGATTTCTACAAACTAACACACAGCTTACTTCCTGTAATTTCCAATAAAGTGTCTTCATAAATGTGTATGATAATTGTTGATTCTGTGTATAGCAATCAATTACTTTTTCTCTCCACTCGATAATGTCTAAAGGATGAATTATATCTAGTGGTTTATATACATAAAATGGTTTGCCTTCTTTTGTATGAAAGTAAATTATTTCGCCTTTCATTTTATTATCTTTTGATAAACAAATGTTATTAAATTCAACTCCATCTTCGTCTTCATAAGTTTCGGGTGATGTGTCGTTTTCGTAAGAAGCTGCATCGGGATATTCAGTAAACTTCGTTTCTAAAAAGTCACATTCATCTAGGTCACAGACTTCCATTTGAAGTTGCATTTGTATCCAATATTCTTTTTTAGGGATGCCGTCAATCTCACGATTAACTATATTTTTAATTTCCAACATACGACCATATCTAGTTGTTTCTGGGTCCACATTGATGCCATCCGGAGAGGCCCCTAGAAACAAGAAGGTCTCGTGTTGAATACAGCCAAAATCCTCTATCTTCGTGCCATATACGTGTTCATAATATTTGACGGATAATGGTTCGTATTTTTGCCCCCAATGTAAAGTAGTGTTAGTGTTTACCATAACTATTTCTTTAATCTCTTTTATTTCTTTTATTTCTTTAATTTCTTTTAAATCTTCGTTATCTTCATTATCTTCAAGGTCATCACCGTCTACATATAAATGTTGATTTAATGGTTGGCATTTTTCATAAATAAGCTGATTTTGTGTTGTTTGATTTTCAAATGCTTTGTAGGCATTGGAAGCTGTAATTAAATTATGGCGAAATTCGTACCATTCTTTTGTTCGTTGAGTAGGCTGAGGTTTATTTCTTAAAATATCCAATTGTTCTTTAATATATTCGTGGTCAGGTTCCTCTAAAATAATTGTATCAGGATAAGAACGAGGTGGCATATGATCTTTAAAGAAATCGGTTTTGGAGTGTTCAATGATTTCTTCCATTTCTTCTTGTGATTCTTCCGTATAAAATATGTCAAAATCAAAATGAGAGTGCATTAATTCTTGAATATTTTCATCAAATATCTCGTCAAAATCAGGTTCTGAAATAATCTTTGGATTATCTGCAATAAATTCTTCCATTAGATGAATACATGTTTGATATATTTCTAACGACTCTTCATCGTTAAAGAAACGTGGGTCTTCTTCTGGAATAATCTGTTCTGTTATATCTAATAAATCGGTATTTTCGGTCATTTGTGTTTCTATATTGTTATATATTTTATTTCTATATCAATACAAAAATCAATTTTATTTAATTTAATCTTCGTTTTCAGAATCAGTATCGATTACCTTAAGATTTTTAGCGGTTCCCTGTTTTTTCTTAGGAGCGAGACCTCTTACGGTTGAAACACGCTTATCGACATTTTTTAATGTGAAATGGTTTGTTGGTTTATTGAAATATAATGCAGGTATGTCTTTAATTTCACCAGTATCTTTATTATAACTTACATCTTTCACTCGCTGTAATTTCTTTTTATCCAAACAATCTCTAAAAAAAGAAATAAGCCGGTTATATTCATCGTCAGATAAGTTATTTTGTGTTTTATATACAACCGCAAATAAGGATAATTTTTTAATTTTAGCTGTTTTATCCAGTTTACTCCAAGGTTCACTGGCGTTGTTTATTTTTTCATTTTCAAGAAATTTATCTAGATTAGCTAGATCGGTAGATGATTTACTTTCGGGCCAAGGCATACCATTTAAAATCATAGATTTATATTTTAATGTTTTAAGTTCGTTACAATCGCTATTTTGAGTTTCTTTATTCATTTATAATATAATATGTTAAATAGATTTTAACTCACTTTTTTTATATATAATAAAACAGTTATATTACATATACTTTTTATATTGGTTTTATTATAAAGTCTTTTTTTGTTAGTATAGGCTATAGGAAATGATGGATTATCCCAATAACGAAAACAGTAATACAAAACATATAATTATTGCAGACACACAAAAAAGTAAAAATATAAACACAAATATAAAAACGAATACAAAAAACATAAATTACGAAAAGGAAAGAAAAATGAGAGTAGAAACCCAAACTTGGGGATTAAATGAAGAGCAACTATCTCAAGAAATCCAATTGAATATTTTAGAATGTATAAAGAATGAAACATTAGAAAAGAATAAATATACAGCATTAATAACATCACACATAAAAACAAAAATATGTAGTTATAAGCAACAGGATATATTAAAGAAAAGATTAAACGAAGATAACTTGGTTAAATTTAACGAAGTAATTGAACTGTTACTTGAGTCTAAAATGAAATGTAAATATTGTTCTCAAGAAGTCTATATTTTGTATGAAAGAGTTAGAGAAATGAAACAATGGTCTCTTGACAGAATTAATAATGATATAGGACATAATAGTGGTAATTTATTAATAGCATGTTTAGAATGTAATTTGAAACGAAGACGAACTAACAAAGATGCATTTATGTTTACTAAGAATATGGTAATTATAAAGGAAGGACAATTATAAGTTTATAAATTCATTATTTTAAAAAGTATTATAATAATGAATACTTGGAAATGGAGCACAGGTGAAGCATATTATAAGAGTGCCAGACCAGAAAAACAAGAAAAACAACAAGAGAAACAAAATATAGAATACGAATACGACAGTCAAACAAATGCTATTAATCAATCTTTAGCAGATGATACATTTTTTAATCAAGATTCTGACTTAATCAATATTACGAATTCTTCGTTTTCACGAAATCAAAATTCCAGTGGAACAAGGCGTGAATCAATTGACACGAAAATGGCAGATCGTCAAATGATTGCCCAACGTGGAGTAAATCCATTTTTACAATCTAGTTATGTAAATGATATAGTTACTCGCGATATGTTTTTAAAGCCAATTAATACAACTCAGGGAAGAGCTAAAGAGAACTCAAATGAAGAAAATTCTCAATAAATATTTATATACACATTTAAAGATTTACATCTGTTTTTATTTACTCAAAATGTTTATTAAGTTTATTATAACTATCTGGATTATTGAATTTACATATTC